CCTGAGACCAGTACGAGCGAAGTCGTACGCGGTACCCTCCAGCGAGAGAGGGTGTTCGCCCTTCGTGTCGATGAACTGCCTGTCGGCAACATCAGCGATCACGGAATTGCGCAAGTCGATGGGTACTGTGGCCGGTAGGCCGTCGATGTACTGCTCGCACTCGCAAATTTGTGCCATTGAGATGTGGTGTCTTTCGATTACCCACAAATAGGTGGCAGTTGTTGTCCGGTGAGACATGAGGTTGTGCTTCTCTTGAATGAACCCATTTTCGTACCAGGGGTCCATGCCTTCTACGGCTTTCGAGAGCTTCGCGACGATTCTGCGCATGATCGGCAGGTGGTTGAAGTCGATTGTGCCTTGAATGCACACTCCAGCAAGCCACCGCAGCGCGGTTTTGTCGTCGATCTCATTGACTTTGTGCCCGAACTTTGACACTGCCCGTCCGATGTCGGCGGTGAGGACAAAACGTGTTTCATACGTCATGCCTTCAATTTCAACGTGGTAAGGTTCGACTGGACAGAACCATCGCGAGAAGAAACTTGTCTCCCACGGGTTGTCGGTCATGGATGCTTCCGACGGCAGTCCGATTTGCCTGAAAGCGTCGACAAATTGGTCGAGACGCTCTTGAGGCTTACCTTGTGCGGTTTGCATCCAGTAGTCGATTGCCACGGATATGACGAAGGTATTGTACCAGGATGTGATTGGCGCCCCTGACGGCATGCCAAACTCCTTAACGTACTTCACTTCGCCCCACCGGCTCGTGAACCTCCCTGGTAGCCTCCCGAGCACTTGGCTGATGAGAGTGGTGGCCTCTAACGGCACACCCATCCCTGTCAACAGCTCGTTGGCCTGCGCGACGGTTTCCTCGTAGATGTGTGCGTCCTGACGGGAGACGTCTCCAGTTATGAAGTACAGTTTTCCGTCTATCTCGCAGACAACGATGCAATCGTCTCCTCCGATGAGAGCGCGACACCAGTCGCTACCCCCAACGTTCTCGCTAGCCATTTCGAACCATAGGCCCATGTGCTCGGGCGACAGCCCGGCGGCATACGTTACTCGATTGAAGAAGTGGAGTCTCTTCTTCAAGAAGCGGTCGACAGGTGTTGTCGCTGCGCCGACCTTGACCATGCTCACGGGGTCGAGCTGTTGAATCGCTCGTGGATCGCCACCGGGCCGAGTAATTTCGCGCTTTGTGAACCCGAGGAGCTTCATCGGCCCCCCGATTGTAGTCGCGAAGTACTTGTTGTAGTACGCCCTGCGGTTGGCCTTGATTTGGGCCCTTTCTATCCACTCCTTTCCCGTCATGATTTGGAGCAAGTCATTCTTCTCATCTGAACCACCGCCATACCGATACGATCGGAATATTTGCTCTAGCAGAGGCCCTGGCGCGCACTTTCGTGTCATGCAGACTCGGCTTTGCAGAGCTGCCACAAACATTCGCGGGCACTGGCAGTACACTACACCCGGTCGGTGCAGGAGAACTGCGGTCATGTACCCTACTGTTTTGCGGCAGGTGGTCTCGTCACTGATGATGATGGAGCCTTCGGTGGGTCGTGTCGTTTTGACACAATCGGGGTAATCCTGCAGGCAAGTACTACTCACCTTTACTAGTTTCCCTCGCGGTTTTACCCACCACAAGCACAGAGGCTTCATTCCGTAAGCGGCCCAATTGATCATAGCGTGCACTACCATCGCCTCTTTTAGGGCGAACCTGCTTAGCAGCCAGTGCATGCCATATCTCCACGGCGCAGAATAGACCGCTGATTCGCGGTCTGTGGCTACGTCAGCAGCCGTTTCTGCGCTCGCGATGAGCGCCCAACCGTGAGGTACCTGCCTTTTGAGATACTCTTCGACGATCGGTGCAAGCCCTAGGCTATACACCGTGGAGACATGGAGGCTGAGCGGTTTGACCCTTGACAGCGCCACCGTTGCGCTGGCAGCTAAGGCTCCAGCGAGTTTGGCGATGGTGCTCAACAGCCAGCCAAGCACATCAGCTGCTACGTTGGTGAGGCCTTCCGCAATCCCTTTGAGGCCAATGCCCCAGGTCACGGTACCGGCCGCCGCAATAGAAAGTGCGACGACGGTTTTCCTCCCGAACGTGTTTGTCAGCTGTTCGTACTCTGGCAGTTTAAGACTGTTTGAGGTCGATGCTCTACCCCGATTGTCAAGTCTCCATTGCTGGACGAGCCGTGAGATCCTACCCCCGCGCAGCCTGTTCTTGTCAAGCATCGTGCGGTTTTGGAAACCCACGGCCGTAGCGTGGTCGACGAGTATGGCTGGTGCCTCTGTTCGCGATTTCTCGCCTACGGGCTCCTTCCAATCATCAATGATTCGGTTCAGATGTCGAGTGGCAACTGCCAGGACGTTTGCGTCATTCGGAAGTGTCGCCAAATGGGCGACAATCCGCGCAACTCCCCGGGGAACGATCGTTTCTTCCCCCGTCCTGGTGTGCCTGTACGTTCGCGTATCGCGATCATCTCGGTATTCGAAGTCAGCATTCACTGTAGCCCAGCTGGCTCTGGGTTCTATCGTGACCGCGTCTCCAAGGACGAACTCTACTTGTGCCAGCCGAGTAATCGGACAGACACGTGCAGTTAACCAAGAGAGGTCACCGTGAATAGTTCGCTCTGAGGTTCGGTCTCTTACCCAGGACATATCGGGCGTGACGTACAGCTCTTCCCCTGCTGAGAAAGAGAGTTCGCCCCCGCTATTTGTCCACTTGACATGTCGCAACTCTGTTGGTGCGTGTGCCTCCGGGCAGTGATGGTAGAAGAGTGTCAACCCCTCCAACCTGTACGTGCGGATGAGAAACGCGACGTCCACCGCTGTGATGTGGTAGACATCGAATATCAGACCTTGTCTGGGTAGGCCACAGTCGTCGATGTGCGTGCAACCCTCTAGTGGGTTACAAACACAACGGCTGCTCACGAACTTTTGATCCGCGATAGAGCTCTCCGTATGAGCAGCGAGCTCTGCCCGCAACACCATGTCTCTCGCCGTGATTGCTGGCGAGATGTGGTGTGCGTACTGCGCTGCTAGGCGCAGATTCCAGACGTAGCATCCGTTAAATACGTGTACTTCGTAATTGCCGAGCTTGTCGCTCAACACTTGCGTCTTCTGGCTCCAAAAACTCACCGTGAAACGTCTTATGATCGTACTCACGGGAGTGGGCGGGTTGGCCTTACTCGGCTTGTATTTGCCTATTGGGACCCTCACCAGGGGATTGGTACCTGCTTCTGTGTGACGATGTGTAGTCACACCACCTTTCTCATCCTCTCCTGTCGACCTGGCATACTTGCCATAATAGCCGTCCAACGCCAACACTCGGACAGCAGCCGCCACAGCGTGTCCGTGATAGGTCTTCCCATGAAAGACCGGCGTGTGAGCAAACGGGGTCGGTGCCTCACCGTTTTGCTCAACGTTAGGGATTGAATAAGCGAAGTAGATGCCTCGGACGCAGCCGGGTAGGGTTACTTTCGGAGCCACACTGTTTTTCTGTTGTGTTTTGGTTTTGTTGCTCTTACTTTTCTCCCCGCCTTCTTGCTTCCTTTCGTTGCCTCGACGCTTGGGCCTGGCTTTCGCCTTGCCCATCTTGATTTTTCGTTTGTTGTCTTTCGACTCCATACTACTTGTGAATGTTTAAAGTATAACTCTTGGCTTCTTCACGGCCTGGTGTATATTTATCTATCGATGGGC